TTTAGCAGCCATAACTATTTAGCCTTACCACCACGAGCCATGTACTTCTTGGTTTTGCCACCACCACGCATCATCTTCTTGGTTTTGCCGCCACCTTTCATCATTTTCTTGGCTTTGCCACCGCCTGCTTTACCGTCTGCTTTTTTAATTGGTTTTTTCTTGCCTATTTTTACTGCTTGTTCTGCAGCTACATATGCAGGACTTACCATACCTCTAGCTATATTAAATATTCTACTTAATGCAACGTCAGCACTCATTTTATTTTTTCCCATTATTATTCTCCGAATATAGATTGTTAAATGTTGTTGCAGGATCAAGATAACTTTCATGAATCTCTGCATTGTGTATATACTGGCTCGGTCTAAAGTCTGGAGGACCTTCCCCAGTTTCCCAAAGTGCAGGACTTGTCGCCCTTACTCTGTTATTTGGAAGGGCAATAATGTTGCCTGTCCAATCTCCTGCATCTATTAACTGTAACACGTGACTTTGTTTGTGCTGTGCAGGGTCATCTGCTATGTCACTTTCTGTGTAATCTACAGTAAACAGATATTGTCCTTTATGAAACTCCCCGTTTATTTTACATATCCAAGGGGATGAACTAACTCTGTCTAATCGTATTATTGAGTGATGATGTGAACTACAATCCCAAGGTTGAGCCAAATGCGTTGGCATTATCTGCGGCCACTCTTCGTACGGTATATCAGCAACGAGTGCTGTTATTGGCATCCTTGCCCACATTGCACCACCGTGTACGTTCGGTTCGTTTTCATCGTCATCACTTTCACATCCTGTAAATACAACTTGAAAACTAAGACATCTGTCTGGTACTGTGTTTACGGCTATTGCTAGTCCGTGTAAATATTCACCATGATATATTTGGTGATTATGTGTAAATTCTTTTCTTACCCAACATTTAAAGTGTGGTATGTTGCTTATTAAGTATGCCACTTATCTACCCCACTGTTTTTTTAAATAATTTTGCACAAGAGTAGATTTAACGGCTAAATCGTGTTGTTTGTTTTGTATTGCGTGTGCATTTACTTCAAATAAATTACGCAAAATAAAGCTTTGTTCGTAACTTACATTGGTAGATAACCAACCTATTAATGCTCTTCGTAACCCTTTTGTTACTTTGTTTACGCTGTGAGGGTATATAATTGGAAAAAATAAAACTTGACCTGCTTTTAATTTAAAAGGTATTGAACCTATTTCGTTGTCAAGAACAAATTCTCCGCCCTCGTAGTCATCTGATAAACAGACTGTAAAACCGTAATCAAAGTAAGTTTGATTTATTTTAGGTTCGGCTTTAAAACTGTCTATGTGTTTGTTGTAGTAGTCACCTTCTCTGTAGTGGTTATAAAAATTAACTGATACACGTGTGGGGTTAATAACTGAATCAACAAACGGGTTGTGTATAATTCGTGCAGAAACTAAATTTCTTATCTCATCGTCTACTTTTACAGACTCTGAATTTTTTTTAACGCCTTTTAATGGTTGCGTTTTGTTACCATCTTTCATACTTGGACAAAGATCTAAACATCTGCTTACATCTTCTTTGGTTAATAATTGTAATAACATTTTTTACCTTTGTTAACAAAAATCTTCCCCCGTGAAAGTAAAAGAAGGGGTGGTTGCCCACCCCAACTTATTATGTGCCAGTAGAAACTGTAGCAGTTTCAGTTGGATTAACAGAAACGTCTGCTAAAACTACGTGTATTCTAAAACGTAGTGCAGATTCACCTGTTGATCCACCATCGAGAATTAACGCATCGATAGTATCTGCTGAAGTTAAAATTCTAGCGTTAGAACCAGAAGCACCGACAGCAGCTTCAAGAAATGGTGTAAAACCTGCAGCACATGCAGAACCGTCTACAAAACAGTCTACATCACCACCTGTAAAACCCACATCAAGAGTGATCTGTCCGTTACCTCTTGCTTCTAAAACTTCTAAAGCACCTGCAACAATCATACTATCAGCAGGAACGTCAATCAATTGAACAACGTCTCCGCCTGTACCACCGTCTGCAGTGTCGTGTACTTTTGAGGTCATTACGTAAGGTCTTGCAACGTTACCCGGATGACCCGCAGTTCCTCCGTTAGGAGTTAAATCATAAGTCGCCATTTATTCCTCCTATAGATTAAGCAAAGTCTATGACGCCACGAACTAACGCTTCTGGTCTAAGAATTTTTCTACCAAAAACATGTAGTCCTCTAACAACGTCAGAGAATGATTCAGTTGAACGTACCACTTCTGTCTTTGCGATGTGAGACGCTGTTGCCGCAGCAGAAATGTGACCTGCTAAGATAACATTTTCAGAAGCATCTGTTGCCAGACCTGTCATTGTTATCTGATCAGTTCCACTTGTGCTGTTTAAAGCTGTGGACTTGTAGCAAGAAAAGCCTGCAAGTGTGCCGGGAGTTGCAAGTCCGTTTCTTAGGTTAGAAGACGCATCGCCAGTTACCTGTACTTCTGCTATCTTGTTACCTGCTTGAAACATCTTCTCGTAGAAGATAGGAGGTGCAACAAACCATCTATTTTCTTCTGGTACAGATTGGTCGTCAAGCACTCTAGCCATTAAAAGCATGAGGTTGATACCTGCATCATCTGTTTCTACGTTAATAGGAGCAGATGCTGTACCTAAAGCTGTATTAGTAGTTGTTAAACCACCTGATAAACTTGCATCATCAGCACCTGCAAGACCTGCACCGTCTGATAAAGCTTGTAGTACGTTTGCATCGTATTTTCTCTTCAAAGAAAAAGCACCTGATGAGGTAGCTAATGCTTCAAAGTTAACATGAGAATGTCTCTCCTCGATGTCGTCAATTTTAAATGCAAATGCGTTAGCTTGGTCTACGGTCAATGTAATTTGATCGTCTGCCAAGTTTTGAGTATTCACCACAGAACCTCTAGTATAACTTGATACAGTTATTGTAGGTTCTTTGATGATATTTACAGTGTCACCAAAGTTTTCAATTTCCCCAGTGTAATCAGTATTAGTAATATCTTCTGCAACCGAAGCACGTCTAAAGAATTTGAGAACTTTTTGGCTAAAAATTTGCGGAGCAAAATTACCCGAAGGTAAGTTACCGTAACCCGCAGCAGTTCCGAAAGCCATTTTTCTCTCTCCTTAAATTGAGGTTTAGCTGTTCATATCAATTCGCCCCTCCTGCCTTGCTAAGTCTATTTCGGCTTCCACCTTTTCAAACTCCCAAGGTTTTAAACGGGCGATGTCAGAACCCTTCCAGACTTTTTTATTTGAACCTTCTTTTGTTGCAACATCTTTTGGTTGTTGTCTAGTAACCGATGCCGCAGGATCAGAAGCTTCTTTTGATCTGGTTGGTTTCTTTGTGGAGATTTCCATCTCCGCTTTATAAAGAGATATAATTTTACCTGCCCATTTAGCGTCAGTATTATTTTTATAAATACCATCGCTTAACTGATTAGGTTGATCGTCTAGCCAATTAAGAAACTTTTCGTCAGTTTTTAAATCATTAAAATCAGGGTGCAGTCGAAGAAGTTCTTCTGCTGCTTTTTCTTTTTCAAGATTTTTTTCCCGTTTTTTTACAGATTGTATTTCCTCACGAAGTTTTGCAACTTGAGATTCAGTTTGCATATTAGATACTGTTTCAACAACTTCAAAAACATCAGGGTATTTTTCTTTAAATTCCTCTAGTTCTTCTAGTGTTTTAGGTGGAGTCGTACCTCTTGGCATTTCATACACCCTTTTTTTAACAGCGTCTAATTCGCTTGCAAGTTGTTCACGTTCACCTTTAAACTCATTAAGTTTTGTGTCATAATGTTTTTTTAAATCATCATAACGTTTTTTGTAATCGTGATCTTCTTCTTTTACTTTTTTCTCTGCAAAGCTATTTTCATTTTCCTGAGTAGCTACTTTATTAGAAGTAGGGTCAGTTTGAGCTTCTTGTTGTTGCTCTTGGTTTCCTTCATCCTCTTCATCTTTGTAAACATCCTCTCGGTATTTACCTCTATAAAGATTTTGATTATCTAAGACTCCCTTAGAGTCGTTTGGTTTATTGGCTCTTACACCTCTTACTTGTTTTGCCATAGTTTTATACCTCATTCATGCAGTGCCACTGGCTGTGGGTAGCTGCTTCGGTTTTGTCAGGGCCACTAGTATGTGGGTAGCTGACTAATTCGTTTTTTAGAAAGCAGGTGTTGCTCCACCTCTTTCATAATCACTTCCTCTAAAAAGAAATGATCCACCCCTTGATTCGGGTATTCGTTTTTTAAGTTGTCTTAAAATATTCGTTTTTGGTGCAGGCACAAATGGTTCTTTTGAAATTTCTTTAGTTGCCATTACACCTCCTGTAAAATCTTTTGGTTTGTAGTATATATGTTGAAAAGGGCCTGTTTTTTTACTTCTATTTGTTTCTACATATTCACCAGAAGTTACCTTTTTTGCAAAGTTTCCTTCTGTAGAACTTTTAGGATTTTTAAAAAATAACGCTCCCCCCGTAAAATCTTTTCTAGCTCCCGCAATTACTTCTTCTGCTATATTGCGTATTTTTGAATATATTTTTTTGTCTTTTTTAAATGTTTTTAAAGTTTTTCTAAATTTTGTTGGTTCAAGAGCATTAAATTGAAATATTCTATCTTTGGTATAAGTTCTTTTTAAAAGTTCATCTATCAAAGGATTGCCAAAATCTTTATATCCTGTAGCATCTGCTCTGTTTACAAAAACGTGAGCTACCCCCTCTAATCCTCTATTTCCTAAAACATTTGCTTCTTCATACATCATAATTGCTAAAGCATCTGCTAAAGGAAGTGAACGTAATATTTTTTCTGTTTCAGATCTGGCTATATCAGGACTTGAGTAAAAACTTTTATATTTAATTTGATCTAAAGTTTTTTCCTCTACTTTATCACCGCTTGCTTTATTTATAAAACCTTGTCTAGCTTGAGGTTTTTCTTGATCGCCTGCTTTTTGTCTATTTGTTACTTCTTTTTTACCACGATTATTTATCTTTTCTAATCTGTCGTAGCCTATAATCTTAGCTATATTTGGTGGTACTACGACCTCACCTCGTGAGATCATTATATCAACTTGTTCCTTACTTGGTATTGTAGTAGTTTGTCCAGATTTGTCAACCCCTTGTCCTGCTTTTTCGTAAGCATCAGTCAACATTTTACTTATATCATCTGACCCTGCGTACTCTACAGCAGGGGCGTTTATAATAAAAGCACCCTCTGGAACTTCAAGAGGTATGTCATCTGCTATGGTTGTTTGTTTACTAAACTTTTCTGGAGGACCTCCAATAAAACCTGCAGGGCCACCTGCTTGCATACCTTGACCAATTTGTCCGCCCATTGCAACAGGTTCAAAATCTTGTGAATATTGTTCTTCAAAACTTCCGTAATCTGACATTTCACTACCACCTGACCCTTCATCTTCTTGTTCAAATGGATTTTTTATTTGAAAACTTTGTTTTACTTCTTTAGACACAGGTATACTTTCAAAAGTTGCTTTTTGTAATTCTGCAGTTAAATTGTTTTTTGTTCTACCTGAACGAACATCTGATAATACTTTTTCAACAATGTTTACATCTAATCCATACCTATTTGCTAAACCTTGTGATGCTGCACGTGAACCATACGCATAACTACCATTTCTATCGTGATACCCACCTTTTTCATCGTAAACTCCACCAATATTATCCTTTATACCTAAATCTCCTGACTCATCTTGAACATTATATCCAAGAGGAATATAACCTTTTGATAAAGCATCTGATCTTCTTATTTGTTCTATTGTTCTATTGCCAATATTTCCTGTATATTTTGTGCTATTCGGAGAACGTGTTACAAGTTGTCCATCAAAATACATAGCAAATCCTGACTTTTGTTGTTTAGAATCTGCCATAGCATTTTGTATGTTTCTTATATCGTCATATTGAATTGAATTATTTATATCAAAAATACCACCTAGAATAGCGTGGCTTGGTCTAAAATTCATGTTCCCTAAAGCGTCAGGAACTCCTTTGCCTGTCGCAAAACCTAAAGCAGTCGAAGTCATCATGGTTGGTAAGCCTGCAAATCTTGCACCTGTTCTTATTCCTTGTTCAATTAATTTTTCTTTAGATATTAATTTTTCAAAACCTTCTTTAACATCTTGTTTTGTTCTTGGCACTCCTGCAAAATATATATCTGTTCCAAAAATATTAAATGGATTTTTATCTTTAAATCCTGACTTACTTAATGTTTCTCCGTAAGTACCTATTTTTGCAGCGGGTATGTTTGCTACTGTTCCTCTATTAAAGATATTAGAATCTTCTCCTTCTGTGCCTATGCCACCAATAATATTTATATTAATGTTTTTTCTTTTTGACTCGTCATCATCATCATCGTCATCAAAACTTCCAAAAGGAATGTTTATGCCAGTTTGAGTAGACAAATTTAAAGTTTGATCATAATAGTCTACATCTTGTTGACGATATTGTTGTTTTGTTAGTGGTTTAAAATAACTAAGAGCAAAATCTACACCAATATCAAAAAGTTCATTAGCCATTCTTTACAACTTTAATATGATTATTCTTCAACTCTAGGAGCATTTCCAGTAAAGCCAGTCTCCCCTGCAGTTGGCGTAGCTCCGACTCCGATTGTGCCGTTACCAGACCCTTCACTGTCAGTTCCTTCAGGCTGTTGAGGTAATCCACTAGGTTGTTCCATTCCTTGCTGTTGATTAGGGGCGACAGCACCCTCGCTTGTTCCTTGTTGAGCATCTTGCATCATTCCTTTTAACATTTCTGCGTATATTTGTGCTTCATTTTGGTCATTGACTAAAGTTTCTGGGTCTATATCTTGTGCTATTGCAAGTTCTTTTATTAAGTTTGGTATTTTTATAAAAGGTGCAAGCATTGGATTAGATACAGTTTGAAGTAAAGCAGTTAATCTTTGGGTGCGAACTTCTTTTTGCATGACCGCAGCAACGCCACGTGGTTTTATTTCAAGATCCCCTTTTATATCTTCTATTTCATCATTGAATTGCATGTTCCATTGAAAGAAAGCTTCTCCAATTGGTTTAAGAAGATTGTCGTCTATATTTTTTATAACTGTTTTCATAGATAAACTTGCTGAACCCATTAACATAGAAAGTCCTGCAGCAGTTCTACCCGTGCCTGTAACACCTGTTTGCCCATGAAGTATAGATGGGATGCCTGTTTCTTCGTCTGCAAGTTGTCGTGATATTTGATACATTTGTATATTTTCTGGTGCAGTGTTTGGGAACTTTAATCCGTTAATTGCTGTGCCAGTTACACCAGATTGTCGTCTAAATATTTTACCGGGAAAAATATCCATATTTTGTCCGGGAACAAGACTTGCTTCATCTACGTCAAGCACAAGATTACCTGCAAGTGCAAGGTTGTCTATTGCCATACGAACGTGTCCATTCATGAGCATTTGTGCATCTTCCATGTTTTCTGCTACACCAACGCCCCACAATTGATAAGGATTAATTTCAAATGGAAATGCTTGGTAAGGTATACGTGCAGGAGTAAATGGGTTTGCAACGCATCTAATAATCATGTTACCACACACCCACACATTGACTTGCATTTGATCAAATTCTGACATTTGGTTAGCACCTTCCATGCCAACCTCATTAGCGTATTTTTTATCAATTACACCCCAATACTCAAGAACTTCAAATCTGTTTTCTTGATAGTATGGCTCAGTCTCATCTTCACGAATTGTATCTTCGTAGTATTTATCTTCGTAGTTTGCACCTTTTGCAAGACACTCTTCAATAGCTGCTGCATCAAAGTAAGGTCGTTTAATAAGACCACGAAGTTGTTGTCTGTTCATACGGTGTCTTTGTATAACGTATTCACAGTCATCAATACTAGTTGCTGACGGATCAGGATGAAAATCCCACAAAGAAACATACTCAATTCGTGGCATTACTTTTTCGTAAGGAGAATATACCTTTTTTCCTTGCTCATCAATTTCCCAATTATGAACTTTTTTGTAAAAGTTAAAAGGACCTTTGACTATTCCTGTGCCTAAAAGAGATGATTCAAATATAGCTCTGCGAAATACATTAACAGCGTTGCTATCAAGAAGTTGGTCGTGAATACACTTCTCCATACGCATTGCCATTTTTTGTGCAGGTTTAACTTGTGGTTCACCCATCTTTGACGGGCCTGCAGCTAACGCATCTGAAAACTCTTTACCGTATGACCCTAACTTATGAGACTCTCGAGTAGACATAGCTCCGGGTAATAGTTCCCTACCGTCTCCTTCAAAACCGTAGGGATCAGTCATTTCATCAAGAGGAGTTTTCATGTGGGCAAATTCTTCAATACCTTCTGGTATTGGAGTTGGTTCAACAACAATAGGAAACTTTTTGTTACTAAAAAGTATATCTACTATTTGCCCATACGCCGCAAGAACTTTTGTTTTGGTTATTTTTATAAATACTTTAGAACGTTCGGAATCACGATACTGAGTTGTAGAATCATAAATACCTCTAAAATTTTTATACGCTTGTAACCAACGATGTTCATGTGAACGTCTACCATTTTCTGAATCTTCAAACTTCTTTTTAACATACCCTGCTAGTCCGGGCATTTGCTCGGATGGATTAATTACAGGTACGCCATCATCATCGTTAGGTTGAAGAAAATTTTCATCAGCCATTATTTTTTACCTTCAATTAGAAGTAGTTTCTGTCTTCAGCCATTGAATTGAAAGAAGCTTCAACTGTAGGTTTAGTTTGCTTCTTTGGCATATCGACTTGTAAAGCATCTTGGTTTACTTCAGTTGAAAACTCAAGACCTTCTCTGTGCAAGCTAGTAGAGCCTTCAGCGTTATCCACTGTTATTTTATCTGCTCCCATAATGTATGCTGCACCTTTATTTAGATTGTCTGCCATTACTGTCTCCTTGATTGTTTTAAGTTATCTGCTTTTGTAACAAATCCCCTTACACCTGAAAGGGAACGTGCATCTTCTTCAGTTTTTTTCTGAAATCTTTTATATTGAGCTTCATCACTCAGAGGATCACTTGGATCACGTTTTGATAATACTGATGGGTCATACATTTCTGTAGCTCCTTTTAATCTAGGATCATCTGCGTATATTTGTTCTTCTTGTGATGTGTCCATTTGATCTATACCACCAAAACGTCTGTCTATGTCTTGTCGTGCAAAACCTTCTACTTCATCTACATTTGCAGCAGTAGATGGAAAAATCACTCCTGCACCTGCTATGGGTAATCCTTTTCCTAATGCAGTTTGCATTAACTTAGGTGCTGTTCTAGTCATTGCCGCACCAATTGTTGATGCAGCAGTTTCTTCTGCAACAACCTCTCCCATACTATCTAACACGTCAACGCCTGCTCCTACGCCTAAACTTATAGAAAACGGATCAACTCCTTTTAAAGTTTTACCTTTTTTACTAAGTTTAGATGTAATATCTTCTGCTTCTTTTTTAGCGGAAGTTATACCCCCTCTTTCAAGCTCATCTAACTCATCTTGTGTAAAATCTGTATAATCATTTATCTCAGTTGTAGTGGGTAATATATCATTTTTACCCGTTTTTACATTTTTAAAATCGTCTACTTGAGTTTGAAGATTTTCTAATTTACTTAATTGGGTTTCTAATCTTTTTATTTTTTTATCGGTGTCTTTTATTGTGGTATCTACATTAGCACTTACTTCTGCTGTTTTAGTTTCTAAATTCAATCCTGTTTTTTGTGCGGCTTCTTCTACAACATTTGGGGTTGTTAGTTTTGCAACTGGCTCTACTGGAAAAAATTTTTCTGAAAATCTATAAGAACTCATAACTGCTTGTGGACTTGATTGTCCTATATCAGATAGATAAGTGCTATTAAATTGTTCGGCGGCTAGTGTGTTGACATCTAATTTAGATCGTGAAGTTCTTTCAACTTTGTAATGAGTTAAACCAACATCACCTCTAGTAGAATGTCCTAATACTCTATTTGCTACTCCTGTACCAAACTCATCGTCTATTGCACTAAAAACATTTTTACGTAACAATCCAACAGTAAATTTTCTAGGCAATCCTGTATCTTGATCTCTTATAACTAAATTATTTTGTTTAAAAACATCATTAACAACAGTATTTATTTGTTTTTCAAGAGTTGCTTGTCCTGTTCTAAATAATCTAACAGATTTGTTTGGGTCGTCAGTTCCATTTACTTCTGCTAAATACTGAAGAACACCCATTGGCATAGAAGACAATCTAAAGTTTGTTCTGTTTCCTTTATTGCTTATTTGAACAAGAGTGTCTGAGCCTTTTACAAGTGTTCCATACTTAGCACCTTTTTCAGGTTTACCAGTTGTTAGGTTGACTATTTCTGTTGTTCTCAATCCACTGTGATGTTTTACTTGAAGTAAAGCTGCAGCTTCATAATTTCCATTTGCAACTAATTTTTGAGTTGCAGTGTGTATAGCTTGGTTTATTTCTTTTATGGAGGGTAATTCGACTTTTATGGCTTTACGTGCTTGATCTGCTTTTTTTAAACCCATTAAACGTGACTTACTTTTTTCACCAAATGTTTTTTTATCACCAAATGGAAACTTGCCTGAGTTATCATCAAGTTCAAATTCTTTACGAAGATTGTTTTCTATGACTGTAAGTTCAGTAAAGTTACCCTCTGTTCCTACCTCATCTAACTTTTTTAAAAACTCGCTATCTCTTAACGATGAAAACTTATCATCGAGAGACAATCCTGCCTTTTGTATATTTGTTTTTAAAGTTCCTTTTTGACCACGCCCTGTCAAGTTTAACACTTGATTAATAGTCAAATTTTCATCTAACTTTATTTTTTTTGCCATCTATTAATATCCAAATGTTTGATCATGAACTTGGTAGACCTGATTCTTGATGCCATTAAGCGTTTTATGAATTGACACATATCCTGTCATCCTTGTCATTAACATATATCGTAACGCATCGTATGCGTGGTCTTCCGCTTTTGTATCTACGTCTTCTGCATTTGTTTTGCTAAGAGGTATACCTGCCAGTTGCTTGATAAGGTTGATACAATTCGGAAATATTCGTAATCGTGGTTCGTTTGTTCGTGGGTCATCTGCCAATCGCCTATGTATTTCCATTTTACCTTGAAGTCTATTTCTATCAGAAGGTGTCCAACGGACTCCTGATCTCATCATTGTTTCTGCGATTGAAGGGCCAAACCCTGTTTTGTTCCAACACGAAGAATCGAGGACTGTGTAATGTGGTGTTGGATCGTTTTCTTCTACTTGTAATATTCTATCAGCCAGTTGCTCTGCTGTCAAGTGTTTTACGTATAATTCACGATAAACCCATATATTATTATCCCAATCAATAGCACCCCAAAGAATACATGACGGACTCGAGTAGCCGTAGTCGGCGGCTCGTATGCGGGGGAAATTGAATGGAAGCTCAAAACTCGGTGTAACATGTTTACCCCTTGAAAACTCTGGAAACGCCGCACCTTCTGTTACTTCCCAGTCTCCCTCAAGAAGTCGTTTACGTTCAACTTCAGGAAGGGAACGTAACATCGCTTCGTATTGACCGTCAGCTAACAGATATGGATTGTCAGTTAAACGTGCAGGAATGAACCTGCGATAAAATAAAGGTTCACCTGCTTTGTCGTGTCCATTGGGCCACAAAAACGGTTTACCTGTTTCAATGTCCGTTGCAGGAAAAGTTGTATTGTGTTCAGCAATATCAATATACATCTTTTTTACCCACCATCCACCAACTCCTCCGGGGTTAGCAGTGCAACGCATATACAAATTGTTTTGTAATTCTGTATCAGTTGAACGAAGTCGTGAACGAAGATAATCCCAAACGTATGGTGTGGGGTATTGTGTTATCTCGTCTATGCCTATCCAGTTAAACGACTGTCCTTGAAATCGAGTTACGTCTTTGTCTTTGTCCAGATACGTAAACCAAATGGTTGCACCTGATGGAAATATCCATGTGGACTTTGACTCCCGGAATCTTGCACCGGGGAACGCTTTGGGATAAAGCTGTCGTGATTTGTCGATTAGTTCAGTTAACTCATCCAGAGTACGCCTAAGAAGAAGCCCACGATGGTTGCCGTTATGGCAATACCGTAGGGGGTCTGCAAGTAAGGCAAAACTTTTTCCTCCACCTGCACTGCCACCGTAGAGAACATCTCTTTCACTTGAGGAAAGAAATTCTTCTTGAGGTCCTTCATTCGGTTGAAAAATAATTTCACGCCCATCCACAAGTTGCTCAACGGCACTAGGAAGGCTTTCCAAGTCTGCTTTATCAATAAGTGTGGTTTCATTACTACTGAGTCCTTTCTCGACCTTTGTAATTTTCTGTTCAAGTTCACGAGCATATCTTCGCTTGCTCTCAGCTTGTTTCGTAACTTTATCTGCTCTTTTCTTGGCATCTCGTAACCTCTTTTGTGATTGTTTACGTGCCTTTACTGCAGCGGAATAGTAATATGTTGCTTTGGGTGCGTTGGGATCTTTCTTGGGTCTCCCACGTCTTTTTTGTTCGGTCATTGATCTTTACGTTGTTTTGTCTAAGCCTGCTTTACGTGGGTTTTGATAGGATTTATTTTTATCGTAGTACTCTTTCATTGACTCTCTTGACTCTCTTTTCGGTATTTTTCTTTGTTTACCTGCTTCAAGTTGTTTTTTAAAATTTTGTAAATATTTTTGAAATTCAAAATGTTTTTTCATTGGATCCATTGATTACTCCTTTCAATTTCCATCAATTACGACTTCTTTTTTCGGCGGCAACAGAACTATTCCGTGTACAGCCTGCACATTTACGTTGGTTGTTTCTTGTTTACCCAGTCCAACTCTATTTAAAAGCGATTCTGCCGCCCTGAAGCGTAGGTCGTCTCCTCTTTCGGGTACTGGGTTGTCAATTGTTGTTACAAGGCGTGACGCAGCCTTATATGCGTTCATAGACAGCACGTTTTGTGTGCGTCTGATAATCTCGTCAGCAAGATTGTTGCGTAACCATGTGGTAGATCCTTTAGAATAACCTGCCTTAACTGCTGCATCGGTTATGTTTCCACCGTTTTCAAAGAGATTTACAAGAAATTGCTCTTCTTTAGGGGTTATTTCACGTTCTTTGCTTTTTTGTTTTGGGAGTAAATTTGTCACAGCGATAACCTCGTGGCTGCATTTCAGGTCTGTATATAGGCATCTCGGTAATTATCTCGTGAACTCGAGCCAAACACTCGTCTTTTGTTATATATGGACCTCGTGTGTCCTTTAACTCTTCACAAAAGTCGGGTAATTGTGGTTTTCCCCATAAACATGCTAATACAAACGCTTCAAACATAAGTTTCTTTCATTAAAAAAACAAAAATCAATCAGTAAAGCCAAATACACTGTTTTTTACATTGAAGATACTTGGTTGCATGTGCTTTAATTGATGTTTTGTTACCATAATAATAATAACTTATACATAAATAGTCAAGAAAAATAAAAAAAATATTGACAACTCGTGATTTGGTCGATACAATCGGAGTGTAACCCTCCGGGAAATACACCACATATCATAAATCAGGTTACCCCGCCGCATATTCCCTAAAGGTATGCCCACTAAGTTGTATGACTAACTAATTTACACAAAAATATGGCGACATTGCATAGCATACGCCGCTGCCCCCCCATGACCCTTGCGTGTGCCTGTAAGAGAATTTTTTTGCGAATGTTTCAATGAAAGCCAAAGGCAAACACTAGCACCCTAA